CTTCCTCCTACCTTTTTGATTTCCAATAAGGTATCTACAAAATCTCTCATTGATTCTATATGTGAAACAACTAATGAGAACTGAAATTCTGTTTTCAGATATTGGAATAATTGTGCAACTGAGTTCAGATTATCCGAATCCATTGTTCCCCAACCCTCGTCAATAGCAAGGAAGTTACTTCTCGGTAAGTTAGATACATTCATCAATCCTACACGAATAGCAAGTGATGATATGAATCGTTCCATACCACTACTTAATTCAAGAGGCCATACTCTATCATCATCATAAACAATATGTGTATCGATTTGTTTTCCATCCATATTGAAGATAATACTAAAATCAACTATCTGTGCTAAGATATCATTTACAGCACCCTCTACAGTAGGAAGTGATTTACTGATAAGGTCATATGGTACACCATCTCGTTTGATGGCCTCTAATAAATACTGATATGCCTGATGTGAATCTTCAAGTTCTGCAACCTTATCAATATTCTCATTGATTTGATTTTCTTTATTTCTAAGTACTTGAATTTCACCATGTAGTGTAGTTACTTTTTTACCAACTACACCTAATTGATAATCTAAATCAGTTTGATGATTTTCTAAGTTATCAATCTCTTGTAATATTTGTTCATTAAATACTACATTCTGTTCTTGTGATTTTGCTCTTTCCATCTCACTTGTAATAAGATTGAACTGAGTCATAATGTTCTTTTGTTTTTCTTTTGTGATGTTTATATTAGATGTAATGTTATCTTGATATCTTTGTTTTTCATTTAAATTACTTTCTAACTCATCTAAATCTTTTTTGAATGCACGAACCTTGAACATCTTTTGGATTTCATCATCCATCGTTTGTTTCTTTTGTACATATTCTTGTGCAAGTGTTTTATCTTTTTCAAGGTTCTTCTTAGTTTCAATAGCATCTAATGTAAATGGATTACTCATACAATGTTCACAATTCTCATCATGAGTTACATCACCAAGTTTCTCAATTTTATCTAATTTATTACGAACCTCAATTTTAAGTTTATCGATTTCTATTTGAAATAAATCTCTTTCTTCTTCTAACTTTTCTAACTTGTAATAATTTTCTTCTACACCATCTTGTTTGTAGATAAGAATTTTATTTTCTATTTCTTGTGTAGCCTTTTCAAAATCATATTGTTCTATCTCATACTCTGAAAGTTTTTCCTTGACATTATCTGATAATTGTGTTAATTTAGTATGTTCTTCTTCCAATACATCTATACTCTTCAAACTATCATCTACAGGTTTTAATCGTTTAGTTTGTTCTTGAATATCAGTAGTTATTTTCTTATACTCTTTCTTTAAATCTTTTTCATCTTTTTTAAATTCTTTTTCTTTACCCTTTAGTAAAATCAAATCATTTGTTATCTGTGCTAACTCTGAATCATAATCAGCTTTCTTGAAATCATTTAAAAGTGTATTTACTTCTCTGATATCTTCAGCAGCTTGTTGATATAAAGTATCGAATATCTTTAATCCCATAAACTGAGATAGTAACTCTTTTCTTTCTTTTTGTGTTTTATCTATAAACACAGTAGAATCATTTTGTGAACTCATTGATGTTAATATGAAATCTTCGTAGTTACCAATAACCTTTTTAATATTATTTTGTGTAGTTCTTCTTTGGTCACCATTTAATGATATTTCTTCACCTGTTTCATCTACCATCCAAAAATCTATATCTACTTTTACATGGCCTGTTCTAAGATTCTTTTTACCTTTTTTCTCGATAAAATAATCCATACCATCTATTTCAAAGTTTACTTTACAATACAAATTGTTTTTTGCTTTGTTGATAATATTATCAGCCTTATAAGCACGAGAACTAATATCGAATAAATTAAAACATAAGGCATCCAATAAAGCAGATTTACCACTAGCATTAGGGGCAAACAATCCAATCATACCATTTAGTTTTGTGAAATCAACTACATTATCCTCACCATAACTGAATAGATTACTAAATTCAAACTTCTTTAACTTCCAACTAATATTTCGTTTGATATCAGCTTCTGGTATTACACTATTTAATTCTTTGATGATATCCTTTATCTTAATCATTGTTTCATCATCTACAATGTAATTATTTTTTAAATACTCACTAATTAAATCATATTGATAATCAGGATTATTAACATCCCCAATATTAATCTTCTTATCTCTAATTTTATCTGTACTTAAACCATCAACTCTTGTAATAACACTTTCTTGAATCTTTGCTTTCTTCTGTAGTTCTGCCATCAACTTTTTTAATTGTGATGGTTTTGTATTACTTACTCGTACACGAACTCTTGGTTTCTTGGGAAAATCTGGTAGTTCAGGTAACTTACCATTATCAATATTGATTGTATAATAACCATACTCATTTGGAATCTCAATGTATTCTGATTTAAGAGTTTCCATATCCCATAGTAAATAACCTTTACCAATATCCTCACCATGATTTTGTTGAACCAATGAACCACAATAAGCAATAGTTTCTTCTTTGTTTAGGAATTGTCTTTTATGAATATCACCAAGTAATCCTAAATCATATCCTTTGAACATACTCATCTTTACTTTAGATGGTAACTTGAATCCTAAATCAGTTTCACTTCTATCGACTGTTCCATGAAACAATACAACTTTCTTCCTATCACCCTCGATATCTTTTGCTTTGATATAATCTGATTCTTTATCCCAAACATCCCATACTACTAAATCAGTATCACCACAAGTATATACACCTGTTCGTTTTAGATAATGTAAATTAGGATGATTTAGATTTTCTACAATTGGTGTTAATACATCCATACGATTCAAGTTATTTAGATTACAATCATGATTACCTGCAATAATAACTAATGGACAGATATCAGCTAAGTTCTTAAACAACCTTGATAACTGGTCTACTAACTCAGGTGACATCTCGGTTTTACTATGAGCAATATCTCCACCAATATACGAGATAGCGTTATTAGGATTCTTTCTTACTTCCTTGTATAACCCCTCGAATACTTGTTCATATTCTTTGTGTCGTTTTAAGTTTCTGATTTGAATATCACTTATGTGATGTATGTGTTTTAGTTTCCTAAAAGGAACTTTTATTTTACTTGTTACCATAAATTCTCATTTTCATTAGTTCTTTAAAGTTTACTTCGGTTGAAGTATTTAGATGTGTTATCATATTCCTATAACCCAAATCACTTGGGTCTTTTCCTTTGAGTTTAACAAAGTTAACTTGTATCCCATTATCCATAAAGTTAGATGCAATTTCCAAAGAATCTTTGAAAGCATCATCATCCAAACAAATGGTTATATGGGAAACTTTTTTCTCGACTATCTTCTTATAAAGTTTAGGTAATATAGTTTTACCAAACAAAGGAATCGAGTTATTTTTAATAGCCATTGCATCAAATACACCCTCACAAAGAATAATCGGTTCATTCCAATTAACATACATATCAAATCCGATAATATCTTTTGGTATAGGGGGATTTTTGTACTTCATGTTACTCTTGTAGAAATCTCGACCTACAAAGTAATTTAATTGACCATTACTATCATAACTTGGTATAATAATTCTATTTTGATATATACCACTTAAACAATAGTGTAAATTATATCTTATTATATCTTCCATTGATAATCCTCTCTCCATTACAAATCTTAATGCATGAAGTTTCTGAAGTGATTCACCACCATTCCACAATGGTTTGGCTTCCTTTGGAAGATTAATTATAACTTGTTTTTCATCTTTCTTTTCTGAAGAGTAGTAAGTGGAACCCACGGCTTCACTCATCTCTTTAAATAATTCTCTTGGAGCACCAATAGCTTTTAATAACTGAAAGTGATTATGTCCACCTTGATTACTTACCCAACAATGCCACTTACCAGTCTGAATATTTACTTGTAGTTTTGGTTTGTGATGTGATATAAAAGGACTCCACCACATATACTCATTACTCTTCTTGAGAGATTGACCTTTTGATTTTAAGGCCTTATCTAATATGTTTATAACTAACTGACTCATTTAATTAATTCAATAAAATCCTCTAATTGTAAAACGGCATATGTTTTACTTCTGTTTCTTTTAAATATCAAGATAGGTTTACCTTTCTGTGCATTTTCTTCTGCCTGTTCTAATGAACTCCATATATTTAATTTTTCTTGGTTCTTACATTCAAAGGCATATGGTATAAGTTTACGAGCTGCTGGTGATAACTGAATATCTTCACCACTCTCACCCATTGTTGTTGATTTGATATCATCTTGTTCTAAATGTTCTTTGAATGTTTCGAGAAGAATATCTCGTACTGAATTTTGTAATCTTTTTCCTTTGTTCTTTGCTGAACGAGTTTTCATAAAAAACCTAATAATTTAAAGTTGCTATTGCTGCTTTTGCTTTTAATGCTTTTAGTTATTAATAAATATATTATAAATCTCTCAGAATGTAATTTTTATTGTCTAATGTGCGTATTATTTTCAGAGAAAAATAAGGTTGGATTTTTCTTAGAACCTTTAATGAATTCATAACTATAGTTATTAATATATATAACGCCAACAGGAAAAAATTAGAAATTATTTTTCCATTTTTTCATATATTCCTGTTGTGCCCAATTTTCAGCTTTTCTTTCCCATTTATTATCATCATATCTATCAAAACCTTTAACTATAGCCATTTGACTTGCTTGTGCATATTTCTTCAGAAACTTTCTTCTACCATATTTCTTTACTTGTAGAGCATGATGTATTTCATGTAAAACTGAGATTATGAATTCCTTGACACTTGGATAACTTCTTCTTAATTTTATTATATCTCTATCCCAATCATATTCAGCTTCGTTTCTACCTACACCAAATTTTATCTTAGATTTTAGATTGTAATATTTTACCAATTCAGATGCTACATACTGAAAATCTGTTCTTTCATTTAATTGGTAAATTTCTTTTAGAGTTATCATATTTTTTTCATAGAAGTTGCAAGGTGTGAAGCAATCTCTTTACCATATACTTTATCTGATGGGTAATGTGCTTTTGCAACTAATCGTGAATGTGCTATATCTTCACCTTTCTGTCTATACTCTTTAGAATTGTGTGGGTCTAATTTAGATAAATACTCACCAATCAAATAACCTTGTACGGCATGACCACTTGGGTAACTTGGTGTTTTCATACTTTCAAGTGTATTTTCACCCAAGTCTATATTATAGAACTCAGCAACTTGATATGGTCTTGGTCTATTGTAATGATACTTCAGTTCCATAATATACTTACCACTTTCTTTCAGTATCTTTGATAAAAAATCTTCCGTTACTTTTACACCATGTTTTTCAATCAAAGGCATAAAAGATTTTTTGATATCATCACCAGATTCAACAAAATCATTATTTGGTTTTATTTTTTGTAACATTTTCAACTCACGCATTGTAAGTTTAGAATCATTCTCAGGTGGTAATTTTTTTGGTACTACTAAATTTTCATCCCAAATAGTTACTCTTTGATTGATTCTTTCTCGATGTTTCTTTTTGATTTCATTTTTAGTTTTGTAGTATCCCATACTACGAAGTTCTATAAGTTCTTTTAATTTAATCATTTTTTCTTCTTCTTTTTGCCCCAACTCAGCGGGTTTATGTTAAACTCTTTCTCGTAGAACTTAATCTGTTCTTCGAGAGCTATTCTCTTTTCAGCTTCCTCAGCTTCATGTTTTGCTAATAAATCTTCTATATGAGTATCAGCCTCTATAAACTTATCTTCTAACTCGATGATTCTCATTTCTATTCTGTAATAAGAATACACCAACATACCACACAATGTTAATATTTGTATCAGCCATTTTAGGTTTAAGCTAACAACCATGTTATCGCCTATGACCGTACCTTTATAACTCCGTGCAGTGTCTTCCTTTGTTATAGCCATAACAAACTCCTATCTATATCGTGGTACTCCCTGTCCTTGTGGGTTTTTAGCTTTCCATTTTTTATGTTGGTTTGCTGTTCTTCCCTCACGAGCCCACTTCTTATTTAAGGCCTGTCTTTTCTGTTTTCTACTTTTAGCAGCTCTGTTCGGCATTTATCTCCAATCCCATATTTTCAATGCATTATAGGATATACCAAATCCTATAACTGGTTCTGTTAATCCTGTCGTTTGATTGTATACAATTCCCGCAAACGGCCCAACACTTATTTGGTTTCTTGGTGGTTTTAGTTTTAAGGGATTACTTCTTCTCCCACTTAGTCTCAACCCATCAAATGAAATGGTAGGTACTTCAGCATAATATTCACCTTTTACCTCACCTTCAATAATCTTAGGTTCACCAATCTGTAAACTACCATCGAAACCCAACTCTGTCTCAGAATCTATAATACTATCGTTAACCATGGCAACTCCAGTCCTACCAAATATTCTTAAGTAGTTACCTTGAGTACCAAATTCTTTTTCAAATGGTACTACACCAGCACCACTTGTATAAGATTCTCTACTATCATAAATAGTGGATTGTGTAGAAAGTCGTTCCTTAATAGTATCAAGTTCGATTTCAAAGTTATCCATTCTTTTCTTTAATTCTCTATTCTCAATACCACGAGTTTTATCATGGTCATGTAAATCCTTTAGTAAATCATTATTTTGTTTTACTAAAATCTCAACAGAATCTTGTAACTCTGTAATCATTACATCTTGTCGTTCAGAATCTTCTCTCAAGAATTCCATTTCTTCTTGAGCATAATAATATCTGATTCCCACAATACATAAAATGAAGAGAATGTTTAGGAATCCACCTATCACCCACTCTCTTCTTTTTTGTGGCCAATGTTCTAATAACATATTACTTACCTTTCAATTTATCTGATACATAGTATTGAAAAATATTTGGATACCAAGCATGAATAAAAAGAGCTACACTCATCTTCATCGCTAGTATCCAATGTTTCCAATAACTTATATTTTGTTCCTCAAGGTGTTTCATTCAATATTCTCAAGAGCATCCTCGATGGCCTTTCTTAAAGAACCACCTAACTCACTCTTACCAAACTCCACATCCTCTTGAATTTGTAAACCAGCAGCAGATACTTGTGTGGTTGTTTCACCAACTCCACGATAACTTTTTTGTACACCCTCTTTGGTTTGTACTAAGTTTAAAAGTATTCTAACTTCTGTACTCTGATTTCTACGATTGAATAAACCTGCCAAACTAAATGCCTCATTTGGTTTACCAATATAAAGTACCTCTACATTAGCAGTATAATCAGCATTATCATCTTCGGTTAATCTGTATCTTGTATCTTGAAATTGTTCTTCAAGTAATTGTTTTATACCTAAAGTAACTCTATCATCTACAACACCAACAGATTCATCAACCTTAACAAATTGTGATATTCTTAATGTAGGAAAATCTACATCTTCACCAACAACTGCTGGTTGTGGTAAGGATTGTGTGTATCCAAATCCTATCAATAATAACATCATAATTAGTTTCTTCATTTTCTTCTCCTAAAAGTATGTTCCAAACATTATGGCATATGTTTTAGTTCTTTCACCATAATCATTTACAACTGTGTTATACCCCATTGAGAATCCTAAATTAACTTTGAATGCCTGACTTAATTGAAAATCAAAAGAAAGAGTAGGCATAAGTATAATAGGACTCTTCAATAATAAATATTGTTTTCCTGAATTTAATCCTTTATAATATCTAAGTAATGTGTATGATACATAATTAGTAAATGTTATTTTACCAAATGGTAATGTGATTGGTGTTTTCATACCATACAATACTGATAAGTTACCAAAGCTTTGGTTACTAACACTACCATAAGCACCAGTCAATACAATTACTTCTGCATTTTGTTTTACAAGTGTTTTGGCATATGAACTTGATACTAACCAATCACTACCCTCAAATGTTTGAAAGAAAACACCTGATGCACTTATCACTTGATTTTGTTTCTTAGCTAGAAAGTTTATACCATTTCCATATGAAGCACTCAATCTACTGAAATCATCGGTAAAACTGAAGTTACCATCATATCTTGATTTACCATCAAAACTTTCTCTCGTATAAACACTATTAAAAGATGTAACCCAACTACTATCTACAGTCGGTGATGTTTTGATACCATAATTAACCGCACCCACATCATTACTTACATCTTGTTTACTAAATTGTTCTGTGGCATTACTCGCCAATACAGAGGCTAGTATTTCTTCAGCAACCCTAACGGCACATGGAAATAAATCCTCAAAGTCTTGGTATACATTTTCTGCCCACGCTTCTAATGTTCCATCTGCTATTTGTTCGAATGTGAAAAATTTAGATTTGTTATAGTATGTAACATAGAAACCACCAGATTGATTTTCTATTTTGTAATTATCACGAATGATAGTTTGATTACAAGGGTCTATATAACTATAAAGGAAGCCTTGGGCAGAGAGTGTACTACACAATAATCCTACAAATAATAAAGCTCTCTGCCACATTCATTCTACCAACCTCTTCTGTCAATTGCTTTAATAACATTGACAACAGCTGTTTCCATAGCCTTGTTAGATGCAGAACTTAAAGAACTCTGATTCCATTCCATATTAGGATTCTTTAAAAATCCTTGTCCTATGGTGGATGCTCTTCCTTGTCCACTTCCAACTACATACTGAGTATTCTCATTATTGATTACTTTAACTTGGATACCTACGATGGTTTCGTTTATTGTTTGAACTTTACCAGCTTTGATATCTTCTTTTAAGTTAACAGCAAAATCATAAATTGTTACAATAGCAGTATACTTAGTTTTTTCTATTTTTGCCTCGTTGGCTTTAAGGTCGTTCAACATAGATAATTGAATATCTCTGTCTGCCTCTACAAGATTAAATCTTCCAATGAAAGAAATAACATTTGCAAGTTCTTGGTTTAAACCAAAAGCAACTCTTTTATCTCCAAGTTCTGGATATCTTTCTTCGAGTTCTTTATTGAACTTAACATTCATAATCTTTAGATTATCTACTTTAGTTATTTCCACTTCATCAAGAGATTTTTGTTTCTCATACTCACCAACATATTGTTCCGTTGATACTGATGCGGCACATCCCATAAAAACCATTAACGATAATAGTAATAGTTTTTTCATTACTTTCTCCATTTATCGGATGTTTTTTTATCCCATCCATGTTTTTTATATTTGTGTTCATCTTTTGCCATTTCATATCCAATGATATAAGATGTAACACCTACAGCAACAAGAGTAACTATTCTCTTTTGCCTGTTTGTTTTTTTATTATGATGTAATGATTTCATATGAGCTCTTTTATGTGCTGCTTCAAATTTTCTCCATTCCATCATAGATTTGTTTGCCATTTTTTGTTGGGCAAGATTTTGTCTTATTTCTCTTTGTTCTTGTCTGGTTATTTCTCTATCATATTCTTCAGGTGTATCATATACATCCTGTCCTAATAACTGAGAACCTATTGCAAACACTAACACTACGAGTAGTAGTTTCACGAATTTACTCATGTTTCTCCTTACTTGAAATCAGCCAATGGGTCTTTTAATAATTTCTCTAACCTTGAGATTTCACTTTTCAATTTATCAATCTCATTCTGTAGTTTAATTATATCACCATCGTATGATTTCACTTTTGGTGTTTTTAAAGCATCTACTTTTTCTCTAAGATACTTTAATTCTTCATCAATATTGTTAAAGTTATTGGTTACGATTTCAATATCACTTGCTTCTGCAAAACCTTGTACTACTTCTTCCAATGAATCAATACGGCCAGTAAAACTATACCAACCAGCGATACAGGTAGAAAGAAAAGTAACAATAGCAATAATATTATTAATCGATACTCCAAACTTTTTTCCTTTAACTTCTTCAATAGCTTGTTCTATATCTTTTGCCATTTTATTTCTCCTTAATTAACAACAAGTACAATTACAACATTCACAATTCATTTTATATCTCCATGTTTAATGTTAATAATAATGTATTTTTCAATGGATGAGTATCATCTCCGTTTAAGATACCCAAACCAATCTTGTATCTTTCGAATTTTAAATCCATACCTATGGATGAATAATTTAAGTTATAAGTTACATCATTATAGTATCCAGCATTTACCCATAACATATTCTTATAGTTATAAGAAACACCTTGACCATGTGTATGGTATCCATCATAAAGATTCCATTGATTATAAATATTCCATTTATCTTTTATCGGTATGTTAAATCCAACATTAAATGCAGATGGCATATCAATTTCATAACCATTCATTTTAGTCATCAAACCAATATTAGATACCATTAAATCTAAGTTTACAATTCCATATAATTTTTGAAAGTGTAAACCTATATCAAATAACATACCATCAGTTTTTTCTGTATGTAAATCATGGCTAACAACCTTTCCTCTAAAACCAAGTGCCACGCTATCTACTCTCTCACCTTTGTATAGTAAATTAGTACCCCAACCTATTGATGCAACTAATGTACTTGGTGAAAAATTACCACTTATAATACCACTTTCATCTGCGAAGTTTTGTTCCCCATAGTTAAAGTATAAAAGTGAATAATCTAATTTACCTTTTTTAACTCCTACATAGTTAAAACCCATATCATCAACAATATTACCTAACCATTTCACATTAGAAAAACTAAGGTGTGTTAGTGTATCTTCATTTAGATTGTTGATTGCAGGATTTCTAAATGCAAGTGATTGGTTACCCAATATTGTTTCACTTGTAGTAGGTGAAATTGTAAGGACACTATTTACTTGTCCAAACAAAGTACCAATCATTAATAATCCCATTAATATATTTTTCATTGTTTCTTCTCCAATTTTTCAGATACCCAAAGTATTCCCTTTAGAGTATAAAACCCTGCAGGTAATATTAAAAATAATAATCCAAAAAATTTTATCGTTTCCATTATTTAACCACCGTAAATTTATTTGCTTTGATTCTATCATCAGTTTGTAAAACAAATATGTAAACACCTGGTTCTAAAGTTTTATGATTCTCATACACACTCACTTCAGGTAACCAAACACTTGGTTGGTTAGTGAAATCAAATGTGTGTATTCCAGCATCAACTACTTCATCTAATAATGTTCCAATGTATTGTCCATTGGAATTTAATATGTAAATTTTTACTTGTTCCATTTCATCTAAGAAGAATTGAAATTTAGTATTTTCTTTAAATGGATTTGGATAGTTATAAGTTATATCCTCTTCACCTGGTTCTCCACCACCGAATGCCCAATACTTATTCCATACCATTACCTTACCACTTTCTCTCTCCATTCTTAAATCATCACCATTTGGATTACCCGCTGCATATTTACCAACGAATCTAATAGGAGCCTCACTCCACTCCTCATCAGGAAACTCCGCTCTGAACATTAACTTTAATGCATTCATTTGTTGAGTAACCCAATAGTTAGTAGGAGCATTACCTGGTGAGTAATCAAATCCACCAAATCTAACTCTTTGCCATCCTGCTTCAACTTCACCTACATTTACATAGGTCATCCAAGGCCCTGGCAAGTTACCAGTTTTCATATCAATAAAGGTTAATTCATTTACATTAAACTCTACTTCAAATTCAAACCCAGCAATATTAATACCCTCTGATGGTGTAATATTTAATGGTACTTCGATAATCTCACCACTCTGTACTCTTACAGTTGAATCAGCAGGAAATGATAATGTTACATCATGGTCTGTCATCAATGATTTCATTGCTGACATACTTCTATTACCATTACCAGGTTCACCACCTATTCTTGCCCATGTATCAGGTGGGTCTCCACTACCCCAACGATAATATGTTGTTCCATCTACAACTGGTGTAATTGCAGTTCCATCGTTATCAACTTTTGTACCTGTTAGGTTTACATCACCTGTAAAATAATATCCAATATCAGAATCGTTTGATGTTCCAATAATATCAACTTGTTTATCATTATCATCGGTATCAAATAAGTAATCAGGATTTACATCATTTCCAAATGTAGAACTACCTGCACCTATTTTAATACTTAGTGTATCTAATCCTGTCTGAACATCATCCATCAATGGATTAAATCTAATAATACCACCTTGGTCTTTAGTTAGTACTGCAGTTTCTTGTGCTAAATCATCATCAACAAAGATACTGAATTCTCTTTTTTGTAATCTTGCACTTCCATTTACAGTCTGATAATAATTAAGTGTTTCATTATTATTACCTGTTTTTAAATTATCTATACTTGCCCATGATTGATATGTTTCTCCATTAGTATGAGTATAATCTGTATCAAACACACCACTTGTGTATGCCCATAAAAAATATGCATCATTTAATTGATATCTATCATCTCCATCAACATCACCAATTAAATAACCACTTGGTGATTCTATTTCAATATCAGTTACATTATCAAATTTATTTGATTGGAAATTAAATCCTGCAATAGCATCATTGATATTTGTGATTGCATCTCTATCTAATAAATAAGTAGTATGGTCACCAACCACATCATCTGCTTCTGGTGGCCAAAAAGATACACGATATCTATTGTTTCGTGGTAAAGAAATATTAAAGTATCCTTTATCATCTGTATATGTCCAATACCAAAAAGATACTCCATTGAATCCATCGTTTTGAATTTTCTGGTCTGATGTTGAACCTGCATTTTGTTCATAGTATCTCATATGTTGATACCCTAATGCATTTGTTCCATACTCATCATAAGTACCCATAACATCATCAGTAGTTCCCTCATCAGTTAAACTTGATGGATAATTAATATCACGAAGATTCAACCAATTCGTAAACTCATCTGGATTACTTTCATCTAACTCGAAGATAACTTTCCACATAGCATATTTGTTTCTTGAGTATTCTTCATTAGTATCTTTTGTTCCATCTTTATCGGTATCATTCCATTCACCAATATATCTAAAGTATCCCTCAACATCTACAAGTTTAGGATGTAGTGTGATATCACCACGAGCAGCACCATTGTAAGTTCTTTCTCCTGCATATGTATCACCCCAATTACCATCTATGTAAACTTTGTAATCTAAAAGATATTCATCTGAAACATATGTGTAGTATCCCTCTGCTCCATCATACTGAGTTGCAACTCTGAATGATTTAGGTGCAAAGTTATCCACCACATCATTTATTTTAAATTTAAATTTTAATAATTGTTTTTGTACTCCATTACCACCACCAAATGTTTTATCTGGTGTTCCATCTGAATTACCATCAACTCCATGTGATACCATTGTTATTCTTAACCAATCATATCTATCATCTGATATAGATTCTTCAATCAAATTACCTGTGGCCGCCAATGAATCTTGATATCCTACATTTGTATAATGAACTACTTCGAAAGAATAATCTGCATTAGAACTTTCATCACCCTCAGTCCAACCTGAAATATGTGAACCTTTGATTACTCGTGATTCACCTTGACTCCAAGCGTTAACTGAAGTTTCACCTGATTCTACCCAAGTAATTAAATCATTATCAAATGCAATATCTATTCTGAATGTCGTAACATCTGCACCTTTATCATCCAAAGTAACTTCCATCTCCAATACTTTATCTCTCCAAATATCGAAGTTATTATTATCTTCAGCTGGTTTAGATACATCTTGTGCCAAGAAATCATCTAAATCTTGTGTAACCGAGCCTTTCCACCACATCGCTGGTGTAGACCAATTCCCTATTTGTTTAACTCTAATAATTGGTTCTTGGGCGGTGGCCATTCCGACAAAGCCCAATAAAAAGAGCCAATTTAAAATCCTCTTCATGAGTATTTTCCTTTATATGTTGTTTATAATCGTCCCGCTTGAACATACGGGTATGGTGTAGCCTTAATTTAGTTCAATAATAAATATAATATATATAAAAAATAATTTGTTGGTTATGTGTTATATATCAAACCTTACAACGATTGTTGTGGTAACATCGTTACTTAATTTTATTGGTTTTGCAATCTTTCCTATCGCCATCAACTCATCACTATCGTTATACAAACCAACTGTAGTAACATAAGGTCTGAACTCGGAATGAGTTACGAATCCCTCATATCGTTGTGCGGCATTGTATGAAGTTTTGAAACTACCTGTACCAGCTCCAGTCGGTTGGTCACCAGGTGGGAAGAAATTACTGATATTAACACTTCCCTCTGCTATAGTTAAACTACCACTTCTATCTTGTGTTGCACTTATATTAGTAGTTCTGTTAAATTCATTTGGTTCTATTTCTACAAGATACTCGTGTTCATATATTGTTTGTGTTGCTTTATACTTCAATGTATGACCTGTACTTGTACCTGCTTCTGAATATGAACCTGTATCAGTAATTATAATTTGACCATGTTCATAAATAACATTTCCAACCTCACTACCACTTCCATTTGATTCAACACCTTGAGCCCGATTAAACGAACTTGATTTGAATGCTGCAAAACTTGCAGAGTGAGCGAAATCATAAATGTTACCATCACCATCATCTTTTAATGTATATGTTACACCAGAGATGGTAACATTTAATTCAATACTACCAGGTTTAACTTGTTCACCAAATAAGTTTCGTGGGATTGTAAATACTCTGGCGGTCGAGTTTAGTTCACGATTCATTTTATTAGAATCATTTTTACCAAAGTTTCCGAAAGGTTCATTCTTTCTCTTGTAGTACAACTGATTTACAGAGTGCCAAGTAGGTAAACTATAGAAAGTTCCCATACTAAATTTACTGGCACTTGGGATATACTCACCGAAAGATTGTGATGCGGCTGAACCTGTTTGGAAGTTAAGAATAGAACCACTCTCTGCTTTCAAAGCAAAGTGTCCACTCCCACTATCAATATTTGTGAGAGTGAAATCTTTAAAAACTTTAAATGGTTTTATTGACTTATTTGATGGGTCAATGTTTTTTAACATTTCGGTTTCCCTTAGAAGTCAAGTTTAACCTTAATGATAGCTTCCCTTGAATATGATTTCAAAATTGGTTTACTTAATTTAGCAACTGCTAATAATTCGTTATCATCATTATAAAGTCCTACAGTTGTAATATAAACTTTAGGGTCTTTAAAATATGTTGGTTGTACGAAACTTCCATCTGAACCTGTAAAGTATGTTGGGTTAGAACTAAAGTTATACCTTTTGTTATTCACCCTACAGAAAAAGTTAGTAGAACTAATTTCTTCTTCTCTACGAACTTGGAACTTTCCACCATCAGATAAACTCTGAAAGAACTTAGCATTGTTATTATCAAATGTATCTGCACTTCTACCAGTACCTAATGAGGCACTTGCATCTAATTGAGAAGCATCTAATAATATTATTCCTAAATCTGGAAAGAATGAACCAAAACATCCACCTGGTTGTGATGTAGCTGCTGTGTTAACAACTCCTACACCTGTTTCTAATGAACCTGAAACAATATTAAATACTCTTCCACCCTCATTAACAGTTGGATTGTTTGAAGCTCCACTATCATCAATTAGTTTTAAATTAGCTGAACCTAATACTAATTCCCAATTGCCTGGGTCAATCTTTTCTCTCATTCTTGCTCTGTTGAAAGTAATAAAGTAGAAATCATTTGAACCTGAAGAAGCTCCTGTAAATGTAAATCTTTGTGTATCTGGTGCTAACAATACATTTCTAAATTGACTATACATAGCGGCAGATTGTCTACCACCTGTGTTCAACTTAGTAGTGTTACCAGCAGAACCACTTCCATCCACATTAGCATATCCAATATCAAACTGAACTTCTGCTGTTGCATCTGAAGTAGCCTTGTTAAATACACTTACGAAAGATGCACTTACTGAACCAGCGGTTGATGAACTAAAATAAGTATTTAGAGTTCCTGAACCACCACTAAAGATACCACTTGATACTTTAGTTCTTTGATTTTCTACTACATCGTTATCAAAATCGAATCTTGTAAATACTGACATTTTCTACTCCTTATAATCTACTTGGGTCAGCCTTAACAGTAACTGCCACATTAAATGTAGCCCCACTATCTAAACCAACTACCGTTACATTTGTTGAAGTATCTGTAGTTACTGAACGAGAAACAAGGTTAACTGATTTACCTGTTAAGGTAATAGACCTTTTTCTTTCCTCTTCGTTAACGAATACAGGAGTAGTTGCACCTGTGTTTACTTGTAAATCTTCAATCTCTTTTGCAATTAAGAAATCTTCATCAAGTAAAGGTTGTGGTATAACACTCCTACCAGCACCTGCATTAAAAGTACCTAAAGCTGCTCCTGCTCCACCTCGTCGTACTGCACTGAGAATACTCTCATCAATACCACCTCGTCTACGAACATTTTTCCTTTTAGGTCTATCTTTCTTAGCCACAATAACAGGTGTTAAATTTGCTATTGTTGCATCGTGTAATATAAAATTATACCCACTTTCATTATCACTACCATTTCTTGTATTTGGTGTGATGGTTTGTGTAATACCAGGCCCATTGAAACTTAATGTTGGTGATGGAACTTCAAGTATTGGAAGTTTGGCAGTATTCTTAGGTAAGGATACTAACTTATATCTCATCACTTGGTTCTCATCAACAAAAGCTTCCAATAGAGGCATATTCTCAATCACAGCACCATAAAAGTTTGAACCATTTGGGTGTGCGACATCCCACAAACTGTAATCAATCTCATCATCTGCTAACGCAAACTTTGTGATTTTGAACTCGTCTTGCCCTCTCGCCAACAATTCTCGACCTTTTTTGGTAAGAACGGCATCTACGGTTACGCTTGTATTATTTAGAAATCCCATTTTTTACTCCTAATTGATTTATTTGAGATGGAAAACCTCATAGATAAATATATACTTACTCAAGTTTTATTCCACTTTAAGTTTTGATTCACCTGGTTCTTGTGTAACAAGTTTAGTAGGTGAAGTTATAGTTATCTCAACAGGGTCTTTTCCATCTATTGTATTATCTTTTGTTAATAATTGTCCTTTATAAAATAATCTAAACAAGTTTGATTCGTAAGCCATACTCTGAAACTCAGCAGGTTCGAATGATGAACTAAATGGTGTATCAGTTAGAGCATCTAATGAACTTGTATAAATCATCCTCTTTATCTCATTGTGTTCAGATATTCTTGAACTACTGATAAAGGGTTGTACCGTCTCGGTAAATTCTGTATTGGTTCCACCAAATGTGATACTTGCAGTAGCATATGTTGTACTGAATTCACTTCTTGGATTTATTTCATTTAAGTGTACCAATGATGGTAAACCTAAGTTACCAAGTGAACCACTCTCAGTATTATGTAAATTTATTGTACCATCTTTTGTATTAGTGATACCTTGTCCGAACATTTTAAACTCACCACTAAATGTAAATGGTACAGAAGAACCACTTACTCTATCTGTAATTTGTAAACCAAAATCAAAGTGTCCAGCATTTTCAAAATACTCATTTGTAAACTCAGGTGGTTGTCCAACTATTTCTTTACTTCTTTCTAAAATGTTTGGTTCTATTAATAAACCCAATGTAGTATTTGCTCTTGCTGGTGTTAAGTTTCTTAATTGTGTCCATAAACTATTATCATAAAAATTTATGATTCTCATATAATCCCAAAAGTTATTTGTTCTATCATACTTTTTCCAATATTGATTTTGTGAGTATGTTAATCCTCTGTAAGATAATTTGTATTGGTCTCTTGGGTCACCAACTTGATTATCAAAATCAAAGTTAGCTATACTATAAATGATATCTTCATTCACAATATCCGTTGGTGAAAAATAAACTCCCAACTTATTACTATCTACAGGTGCAAAATCTTGTGATGATTTCTCTCTTCTAATATTAGATGAAAGTGGGCCACTCAATGTTGTATCTTCGATTCTAATCTTTGTAGCATTTCTTCTTTGAGGTCCAAGATTAGGAACTTTCAATTGTTCTTTATCTACAATACTTCTAAAATTGTTACCTGTAAAATCATGAGCACTTGCACTCGTGTGATACAACTTAGCATTTGATGTATCTTGAGAAGCACTTGGGAATGTTTGTAAATTAACATTATTATTTAATTCAGCCCTAAAAAGTAAATTATCATAGTATGATGATGTAGTGTTTCCATTATAAGATTTTGGTGCTCTTACATGATTATCAAATGAACTTTGTGATAATGGTTCACTCCATAATCTGAACTCCATCATCGAACCACTAAAATCTGTAAAGTATCCTGAACTACCACTACCACCTAATATAACATCACCATCTGTAACAAAACCATTGTTATAAGCATTGGCTGATGTACTACCATCCAATACTACACTTTGACTTGTTTGATATAAAATTACTTCTCGTGTGGCATCATATTGTTTTGTAGTTAATTCATATTTAATTTTTTGTGTATGAGTATCTGCTGTTAAATCTGCTCCACTTGAAGATTTTCTTGTTAACATCACACTCCACATATCATCATTATAAAATGGTTGTAGTGATGATGAAATTCGTGTAACACCTATAGAAGAACTAAGTGCAAATTGTAAGAAACCAAAATTATCAGTTTGTCCGTTATCTTGTAATTGTATTGCCCAACTATCATTACCACTACCTTTGTGTACTAACACTTGGTCTTTTGATATAGGACTTCTAAATCTAAACTCAACGGTTTGTGGTTTCATTGAATTAGAATCATCTTTCCAAGGCAATCGTAAATACTCATTTGATTTAAAATCTAATGCATAAGTAAACTTTCTTTTTATTTCGAAACTAACTCTTGTTCCTTTATCGGGTCCACCATACTCACGAACTCTAAGTATTGAACTTGGTATACCATAACAATTCATCAATCCTTTTAGAGCTCTTATCGTTCCTTTTGTTTTTAAGAAGAATGGTGTATTAGCAAGTATTCTTTTCCATATTTCTTCTGTTACTTTTTCTTGTGGTGTTTCAAATAAATCTGTACCATCAGAATCTTTACCTAAAAGGTATTGTGGTAAAATTAATAAATCATTACCATTCACTACATCTATCCCTACAGATTTTGCAACTTCTCTTACGATATCTTTAGAAATACCCTCACTTAATTTACTTGTTCTTTCATTGATATCAGTAAAGTGTCTTGTGTAAACAAATATCTCATCAAATTGTTGACCAATCATATCCATAAAATCTAAAAAGAAGTTATTCTCTGTATCAGCAGTAACATGAAGTGGTAAGTTATTTACCAATCTTTCACGATTCAATCTATCATAACTTTTAGCATATCCCGTCCAAGTATTGTACCATGTTGTAGCTACTGAACTACTTGTATGTGATACAATATATGGTTCGGTAGAATTATCTTTTGGCCAACTTGCATCATAGAATTCACCGATTGAACTTGATGCCGCTGATGCACTTTCAAAATATAAAAAATGTTCATAAGGGTCAAATGAATTTATTACTCTTCTCTTTTTATTATCAAACTCAGTTCTTGTTCTCGCCGAACCAGTAACATTATTTAATGCTAAACTTGAAGAAGTATAAGTTTGTATTAACTCTAATTTCTTTTTAAAATTATTTATTCTCTTTTCAGCACTACCAAAGGTTACAAAATTACCAAAACCAAAATCTGGTTCGAACTCATCAATAGCATCAGTTCTTTTTGTGTAATCTACATTAACTTGTACATCTAATAAACTTTGTGATAGTACTTTGTTTTGTATATCTTGTGATACGGTAGTATCACTTCCAACCAATTGGTCAAAATTATTAAAGTTAGTAGACCTCATATTGATTGGATTGTTAACAGAATTAAAATCTGGTAACCTCAAAAATAATACTTCTTCTTCCTCTTCTACAAATGGTACTAATTCAACGATATCTCTGTATGGTTCCATTTTCTCATCTACAAAGTAACATAAATCCATTTCCTCAATCTCATCAATAATTGGTGAATACACTTTTATAAAACGAGAAGTACCATTTGGATTATCTTTTATGTTAGTGATTAGATTATAAGTACCATTTATAACTAAATAAGAATTCAATCTTTTTATTTGTGATTTTGTAAACTGAACCATGAACTCTTGATATATATCTTTCGAAGTATCCTCACCACTATGGTCTGTATTATTAGCACCTTGTTCATAACTTATATCCACTCTCACTCTGTTAAAATCTAATACCTCAACGATTCTAGCCTTATAATCTATAGGTATGATTGTAGCTGGTGGTGGTGGTGGAACAGGATTTGGTAATTGTCTTGATACCGCAAAATTAGATTCTAAGAACTCACGAGTAACACTTGGTACAATATCATCTACTATAATTTCATTATCAGATTGATAGGCATTTGAATTTGGTATTGATTCTCTTGTAGGAATGGTAGTACCTGGACTATCACCCTCACCACTTGAAGAACCACCTCCGCCTCCACCGACTCCACCATCTCCACCATAATCTTCATCTTGTGCTCTTAACATATTGATACGATGATTTTTCTGATATAAGAATTGTTCTATACTATCCCACTTACCAAGTGTAGCACTAACAACATTGTTAGCATATATTGTGTGGTGTTTATCTAATATAAGATTCCATACCTCTAATGATTTTGATTGAAATAATTTTCCAACTTCTTTTGCCATGTACCATTGACCACGATATTTTATCGGATGGTTATCTGTAGTAATCAACCTACCAAACTTTACTAATCTTTCACCATCAGGTCTTCCATCTTTAACTACTTTAAGAACTTTTGCATAACCTTGTTCGGTTTTAACTTTCATACCTGGTCTAATCATTTTGATTGGTACAGAACGATTGTTACTTAATTTAACTCGTGTATCTCCATGAAAACAAACACTACCATATCTATCATTATCATAGTTTCCATCTTCATAATCTTGTATCTTTTCATCTACCAATTCAGGAATAGATGGTGGGTCATTTGATACTACCCTCTCAAGTATAACATTAGTAGGTTCAAATTCTTGTGGTGTGAATAATGGTTCAGATAAATCTATTGGTGGAATCTCTGGTATAACCAATTGGTCACTCGTGATTGAATAAACACCTTTTATAGTTATTTCACCACCCACCATAGAATCAGTAAACCCTCTATCATTCTTATCTAAATTAGCAATCAGTATAGTAGGGTCTGTTAAATCAAATCTGATAGTACCTGTATTAGAATCATTTACTAATGTTGTTGGTGTATAATTTATTATCTTGTTTATTTCTCTAAAATTTTTCTTGTAAATATTATTATTTATTTCTTGACAATCAATTTCTAATTCAGTTCTATCACCTGATATTTTCTTTATTACATATTTTAAATCTTTAGGAAATATTTCTTTTAATTGTTGTCTTGATTGACTTTTACCGAATTTCTTGGTAGCATAGTATCTTGTTTTTCCGTTGATAACTTTTGTTTGAACTCTATTGGTATGTATCTCACCATCTTCATTTACAAATACAACTTCATCTTTACCAGCCAATCTTCTTAGAAAAAGATATTTTACTTTATGTGTTCCACTCTCAAAACCCATGGCACGAAGATGAGTACCAATATCTAAATCCATTGTTTTATCATCTTGGAACTCAACAACATCTAATGGAAAGATTTCATCTTTTATCAATACATCATTATCATCAACATCAGGCGTATCAGATTGATAAACATACAAATGAATATAATCACGACCATCTCTTCCAAAACCTGTATACAGATTTTTTTTGATTTCTAATTGTTCTTTATCTTTTTGTGTTAATCCGTATGTTAACATTAGTCATTTAACTCCACTATTCTTGCTTGTAAATTTCCAATCTCTGTTTCTAAATCTTGGTTTAGTGTTACTTGAGCATCAATCTCATTTTTTAGTGTATCTCTCAATCTTTGTAATTCTTCTGCTGTAGGTGTTTCTGATTCTTCTATAGTTTCTTCATCAGTAAATTCTGTAAATTCAGATTTCTCTCCTAAGTATTTTTCAAACAAACTTGTATTAGATGATTTTTGTGTAACTGATAATCTTACATATTGATAATCTTCTTCAAGTGAAACTGGTGTTCCATCATTTCTAACATTTTCAGGGTCTTCATATGATAACAAATATCCTCTTTCATCCCTTAGTGGGTCGGTAGCATCAAGTGCTGAACCAGATATCTGTGCTCTCTTTCTTTCCTCTTCTACTTTTTTCAAATGTTTTTGTTCATCTGCATCTTGAACATTTTTATAGAAATCTTTTTTTCTAGCTCTTTTAATTGTGTATGGCATTTTACCTCACCACTTTAAATTCAAATCCATCATCATAAACTTGGGAAGTTTCATCTGCTCCACTTCCACTTACTACTTTTATTTGAAACTTATAATGTCTCTCTGGCATAAACCCATCCATCCATAAGTTAAAATAATTACCTGTAGAATCACAACTCACAATAGAGCCTGTTCCAAATGGTACAATCACATCTTCGGTTAAAGCATCAACTACTGAATAATAAGTACCTTGATTGATAGCCGTACTACCACTTGGTAGATACTTAACAGTCAATGCTGCTGGTGTGGTATCAAATCCACGAGTAGGATATAATTCTCTACCAACTAATCTAAATTTTACTTTTGATTTTTGTTTATACTCATCTCGTAAACCTTTGAAATAAATTGTTAGATTTTCTAAATCGGTTGAACTCAATGCTGATAAACTTCCTGTTGAAAAACTTGAATCATCCCATTCAACTTCTAACTTAGGTGGAAAGATTGTATTTGTTTCTCTTGAGAAAAATCTTAAATGTCCTAATTGAGTTGCATCACCCTCTGCCGAACCTGTTGCTGTGGTTGGGTCAAATATTGAAAATCTACTCGATGATGTATGTAAGTTTTCTCGTTTAATTATAAATCCATAATTAGGATATACAGAACTTGAGTATATATGATTATTAACTAAACCTGTAATATCCATTCTGATATCTTTTGTTTCGTATACTAAACTTTCTGAGGCACTAACATTATATTGTGATACAGAACTTGTAAACCAACTACCACCTTGATTAGTATCTGTTCCACCCATCCAAGTAGATTTTACTGTATCACTATCACGATACTTCCAACTAGCACCATCACTTAGTGCAGGGTCTCTATCTTTAGTACCTGTACCACCATTCCAACTTCCACTAATGATGTAGGCAAATAATGTTTGTTCAACCGCCAACTCTTGAGAACTAGCATCATATAAATTTAAATAATATTTTGCAGTACTTGGAATTATTCCACTTTGTATTGATTGTGAAATATAATTGTAATCAAACTGCATTAATATACGAGAAACATTTACAGTAGTTCCTGTAGAATTAACATGCTTCTCTACTTCTATAATCTGGTCTAAACCTGTATTGATTGATGAAGTTACTTCACCCTCATATATTGTTGTATCGGTTATTGGGTACTCAAAATAATGCATTAGATATCTCCTATTACTCTACCTTGTATATCGATGTTAGGAAACTTCACCTCAAAGATACAAGGGTCTAATGATGGATATACAACACCATCTTTTGTAGCAGATTGTATATCATATACATGGCCACTATATCCACTCGATGTTTGAAATTTGTTTTGTATAACAACCATTTGTTTTTGTGGATTATCATCTGCTGGTGGTACAACACTTGCCACCCCATCCACTAATGAAATCTTGTAAGCAATATCACTTAGAATAATTGGTTGACCAATTTGCCATCTCAGTACAGAAAAATGTTTTTTCACTTCATCAACACATTTTAATAATACTTCATTTTTATTAAACCCTCTTTGTGTTATGATACTAAACTTAACTCCGATGTTTACAATGTAGGCATCTTTAATATTAATAGCATCAGTCATCAATCTATATTGAGATAAATAAGTTTTTAAATTTTGTTTTACTGCTCTGTTTAATGTAACAAGATTACCTTTGGCATCGTAACCTAAAACATACATATTCAATGCCAATGGATTTGCTATGGAAGATGTTCCTGTGTTCTTTGCTATCTTACCATCTTTCATAATTAAGTTAGTAAATGATTCTAATTGTTCATCTTGTACAATAAAAGTTTTTGCTATGTTACCAAACTTTTGTGGTAAAGCATATGTTCGAATAATATAATCCTCTTTAGTAACAGCTCTATTTTGTGAATTAAAGAAAGCCAAGGCATTTTGTCTAACCTCTTCATTTGTTTCACCACTCGAACCACCTGTTGCTGGTGTTTCATTGGTAATACTCAAACTAGCTTTCATATCAGTAATTTTTTGTGTTTCTAATCCTGTCTCATCAATAGTAAAATTAATTTCATCTAAATTAGTAATTGTATTAGTAGCAGCATTATCTAATATACTACCACCATGTGTATAGGTAAATGTTAAAGTATTATTACTTGGTGCCAAACCATAAGTTTGTGTTTTTAAGAAATTACTTGGGTCAAATGATTCATCAAGTTTTGATATACCATTACCAAGTGAACTACCAACATTATCAGGATTTGGTATAATTTCTTCATCAGCATTATTACTAATACCTGCACCAAATCTTATTTCTGTTTTACCATCACTACGAACATATCTTGTAAATCTTTTTGTTGTTTTAAATAATTGTAAAAGAAAAGGTGATTCTTTTTTGAATGAAGATAAATCAGGACTATTTAAATCTGTATTTTCTACAGATTTGAATACAGTATCTTGTGCTAGAAAAGGAACTTCATACCATTGGTCACCATTACCATCTATACACTTAACCACATCAACAACATTATCATTGTTCAATATCACTTTATCAAACTTTACTGCATTTCCAAAAGTAAAAGATTGTGTAGTTTTCTTTCCTGATTTTACAATACCTTTTTTAGTTAATCTAAAATGTGTTGGTTCTGTACCAGAAGTTTGTGATACTTCAATATCCATAGAATCTAATGAACTTGATACTTTAAAATTAATATCATCCATCAATCTAAATGTTGTTCCACCTGTAGATGCAAAAGAACTATCGGCATCAAGTACAGGAGCATAATTTAAATCAGCTTCAAAAGTTTGTCCAACTTGTATGGCTGGAACCTCAACACTTATATCACAAATTGCAGTTGCAGGTGAACTAAGTTTTGGTTTGTATCCATACGATTGTGCAATCTTAAAAATATTTTTCTTTTCTTCTGCACTATGTAATAATGTTTCACGATATTGATTATCAACATAAAAGTTAAGAACATCACCAACATACGCTGCCATTTCAATGAACATCATACCAGGGTCTGATTCATTAAAATCATTATAAGTTTTTGGGAAATAAGATTTAGCAAATTCAATTAGATTATTTCTAATAGAAGAAAATTCTCTACCCAAATAATTAACATCTTTTCTTATAGTTTTCTTTTGTGTGTTATAATCAGGATTCTGTGTTGGCATCTTAAGCTCCAGTATTAAAATTAAATGTTATATTTTCTATGGCATCGGGGTCATCAATAGTAACCCTAAACTCTAATGATACGATTACATTATTTGGATTTGTTTCATCCACCATAGTAACTATATTTTGTGCTTCTACATAAGGTAACCATCTTTCTAATGCTTCATGAATAGCTTCTTCTATCCTATCACCTATGTTATCATCAAATGGTTCGAATAATATTGATGGTAAATCAGAACCAAATTCTGGTTGTCCAACTCTTTCACCTTTATTGGTTAGTAGTAGATTCTTAATATTAGAAGAAGCCTGTTCCCTTAAGGTTTGAGACCTGATAAAATTATTATCGGTTCCTATCCTTATAGGAAAAGTTAATCCGAAAAATGCATCTCGGTCTTCGTTTAATTCTCTAACTACTGCTCTTGCCATTATTTTTTACTCTTGAATTTATCGTGTTTCATTAAATCACTATAATCTCTTGTTAAAGCATTTACTAAACTTTCAGGTACATCATTTACATTTACATTCTTTTCTCTCAAAGTTTGTGCGGCTATCATGTTTCTTTGTGTTTCTTTATCACCACCAGCTGCCATACTCTCTCCGTAACCTAAAAGTTCTGATGCTCTACTTGAATCGAATACACCACCACCCATTGTTGGATACTCATCCATTTCATCACCTTTACTTAAAGCAACAGTCTCATTTAATACTTCGTTAAGTGCTTTGTTCTCGGTATATTGTACAGGTTTTTTCTGTACTGCTTTTTTCTTTACAACTTGTTTTTTTGGTGTAAGCGATTTAAGAGATGATTTATTCTCCTTAATAAATATCTCATTCATCTGTTTTTTGACTTCTTTACGAACTACTAATTCGATTATTTTTATTAAGTCATTTTTCTTCATCATTAACTCCTCTTGTTAAAAATCTTTATCATCAGTTTCATCTTCTGGATTAGTTCCTCTAACTTTTTCTGCGACATCCACTTCACCACCACCATCAGAATCTTTCTCTTTCAAAATTATTTCATATCCAAATGATGGAGCACCCGCTGGATTAGTAAACACCAATTGTTTATGAAATGTTTCAAAACATGATATCATGTAATTTACAAAATCATCTAAGTCTTTTGATTCTTGTGCTTTCTTTGGTATGTAGAGAGATGTAAAACCAGGATTTGTACAAATGAATCCTGTCACAGTCGAACTACCCAACCAAAATAATTTTAAACCAGTATCTAATGCAGTACTCATTGGATATGCTCCAAGTGAATTGAAAGATGTTTTTAATTGTGATTTTAAACCCTCTACATTACCTTGTAATACTGGCCCACCTGGTATTGATGTTCCAGCTTTTGTACATATCCCATATGAATCTGCAATCACACTAGCCATATCCTTTTCATTATTCTTAATAGCTTTTCTATAGTTACTTCTAAATATCGCCCAACTCATATTTTATTCATTTATTTTATGTTTCTTACTTAACGCTAATTTTACTTGTGCCATAGCCGCAGTAACTGCCGGCCAACTTGGTGCCGCACTTATGGGTGCTGGTGTTGGGCCTGTTGGTGTTGGTATGCCCACTACATTACCAATGGCTGTAACTAAAGCATCTAACTTATCAAATAATGTTTGTCCTAATACTTGTGGTTCTTCTGCCTCATCACCACCAATCTTTACCTCTGGTGATTCCATAACAATTTTACCAACTGAACCCAAAGATATATTGTTAGCACTAAACATTCCAATATCACCTTTCTCTTTTGAGTTAAATAAAATTCTATCTGAACTCAATAAAATATTTTTACCACTCATCTCACCTGTAATAACTTTACTTTCAATTGCTGGTGTAAAATCTAATGTTTGATTTGTTGTGAGATAAATACTTGAACCATCAGTATCAATCTTTTCTTCTATAGGAACTTTTGTATCACCTTCAATTGTTTGTCCAACATTTAAAATAATATTTGGTGATTCTGTATTTCCATTTTTTAAATCACTACCAATTCTAATAGAGTTTCCAAATCTACCCTCAAGAATAATATCACCCTCATTAGGTAAAATTTTTCTAGCATCTTTATTTCTACCATCATCAAGATAATATCCTACATTTGTATTTGTATCATTTTCTTCAGCTGGTGTGGTAATACCTTGTTTTGAAGATAGTGTATTTTTTCTTTTAATTCTACTAACACCATGTTGTACATTTAAATTAGGATTACCAAATAAGTTTACAGCACTTGTAAAATAATAATCAGATAAATATTTTACACCAATTACAATTTCACCAACGGCTGGTGTAATGTTCATGTTAGGATTCAATGGTTTAAAATTTTTACATCTATCAATATTCAATCCTTGTTCCGAAAACACAAACCTACCAATCACACCACCAATATATGCATAATCAGGCTCACCCTCTATTGTTGGGAAAGACGATTTTGTATCATCAAGATGTACTTCAAGAACTTCTACAGGTTCTAATTCATAAAACTTAGATTCTTGAACTATCTCGTTTATTCGTTTTTTTAGTGAATTTAATGTTTGTATTCCACCTCGTTCAGGTATCGAAGTACCTCTACCAGGTTTCTGTTCATATGCCATTAGTTTATCTTACTTAGTATATTATCATTATGGTCTTGTAACTCATTTACTGTTTCTTCTATTGAACTCATCAATTGTTCTTTTTCAGCATCGGTTAATCCAAACTCTCCATCTGAATCACCTTGTTTACTAGCATTGGCTAATCTTTGTACAATAGTTGCTAACTTAACTAATTGTTCATCATTCTTTACATTGATTTCTAAGTACTCTTTCAACATAGGAATGATTTGCACAGCTGTATCACCATCTTTAATAAACCCAACTACCTCTTTCATTAATACTTCTAATTGTTCTTTGTTTCGTTTGGAATTATCATAGATGTCTTTGAATACATCTGATAGGGTTTTACCCTCGAATATTTCGAAATCTATTGCCATAATTTTACCTGTGATTAATCAATAATAAATATTAAACTTCTAAAAAATAGGTGTATATATTTATATATCAAAATCGAAAAGTGCTATATATACAATAGTTATTATACGAGTCGGTGAAAATCCGACATAATTGATAACTAACGGGAGAAAGACCATATGAAGGAAATCATAACACTCGTAAAAGGATACATCGATGACTTAGCTCAGATGATGTTATCTTTGGTAGCCATAGGTGCGATTTCTGAAGTAATATTTGGAAGTGGTATCTTCGGTGTCAATGTTATTGGTAACCTAACATCTATAATCAACACATTCGGCGAGTCAGGCTTCGCCGGTCTTGTCGCATTGTTGGTGTTAGTGGGTTTATTCCGTAAGTAGTACTATATCGGATAGATAATAAAGGGGGAGTCTTATCCGAGATTCCCCCTTTTTAGTTTTATTTAGAATTGAACCAACTACCTGTCCATCGTGTTTCGATAGAACCTGTAGCTATATAGGTTTTTTGTAATTGATGATGATGTTTTTTCATCACATTGATAACACGAGTAATGTGTTGTGTGTTGGAACCAGTCATCTCACGAATCAAGATGTATAATGCCTTCTTGTTAAAGTTATCAATACTATCTTTCATTTCAATCAATTGAACTACAGCATTGGCAACATCTAAATCTTTCTTTCGTTTAAAGACTGTGGTTAGATTGTTTTTCCAATATTCTACTAATTGAGTCATGTACTCTAATTGTACTTGTTCGTTTTCACGAGCTCTTTGTTCTGTAATAGGGTCTCGTTTGTAATCAGTAACTTCCTCACCATCGTGTTGTTTTAACCTTTTATAGTTATTGTTGTTATGTAGAATCAAATAGTTCTTAGCAACAATACTGAAGTATGAGAAGGCCTTACCTTTACCCTCTGTAAACTTATGCATATTCATATACAAGAAACTAACTACCTCATGTTTAACATCTTCACTTGGAACATCAAAGTAGTAAAACTTAAATGTATGAATAATGTTTTCACACAACTTTTCAAAAGGTACTCTGATATGTTCATTATAAATTCTCTCCCTCATGTGTGGTCGAGTTTCTTTATTATGTCTGATGATTGCATCTTCAGTTCCTTGATGGAAGTAATATCTTGGTGAACCCTTTTTTGCTTTTCTTGGCATTATATATCCTTTTCAGTTATAGTGTTTAATTCATTTATTGTTTCTTTGATACCCTCAAAGACCGTTCCGATTTCATCATCGGATTCGAACTTACCCTCTGAATCTAATTCATCGAGTACATTTTTTGTTATGATTACTTTGGCAGCATAATCTTCAACCCAACCCTCTAACCTTTCTACTTTTCTTGTAAGGTTAAATGTTGTATATCCAAATGTTACTGCTAAACAACCAAAGATAATTTCTAATATCATTTCTTCTCTCCAAACAACTCATCAAATAAATCCTTTGGTGTATCACCTGTGAGTTTAGTTTCTACTTCTGTCTTTACCGCCTTCTTAATATTACCAACTGATTTATTTACCTTTTCAGTTTTAACATCTTCTTGATACTTCCACATTGATTTTTCTGTTACGGTAGCCATGTGGTCTGCCCAATGAATGATATATGGTAAAGAACATCTGAATGAATTCTCAGGTTTGAATGTTTTGTAATATTGCATGTTAGCTTCATCATACATACCATCACTACATTTAATTGCCAACCATTCATTTTGAGTTACAGGAACTTTGAAGTGTGATAACAAATATAAAGCCCTATCTGTAACCGTCATGAAATTCATATCAGGATTCTGTATGAACCATTCATCAAGTTTTTTCCTACGCCAATCATCATCTTGTACAAGATAATATTCATGTGTTAAATCTCCAACCTTACCTAAATCGTGATGAAGTGCTGAGAACAGAAGTTCTTCTTTTGTAAAATCGATTATACCACCAACCTCTTCATATACCTTCATAAGTTTTTGAGCAGTTTCTACAATATGTAGAACATGCTCTATATAACCACCTACGAAACAATAATGATAATAAGGTTTACCACTAGCGGGTGCTACAACCATTCTATCTTGGAAGAACTCATACATCTCAAGCAATCTTTCTTTTCTGTCACCAGTAAAGTTCTCTTCTACCAAAGTAACTAACTTCTGGTAGTTTTCTACTAATTGTTGTTCTGTTAAGTTTTTCATTTAATAACCTTTGTATTTTACCAATTTAATTTACCGTCAAATGTACGAAACTTTTTATATTAAAGTCAAGTCTTTTTTTGCTAATAGCCAACATTCCAAAAAATTGCATTTGGTTTAGCATATTCTTTAATGAACTTCCAAGCCTTAGCATCATAACTTGGAGCCGATGGAAATGGTGGCATTTCTGATTCAGGTATTACCTTTTCAAATTTATATTCTGAACGATAGAACTTAGCCCTACCTATTTCTCTTTCACTCATCTTGTGTCCAACCGAAACTACATTTACATCTTTATCAGGAAATGCTAATTGTAATCCTCTACTCAAAGAACCACTACTACCAACACTCCATATCTCACTAAAATCTATATCTTTTAAATTTTCTCTAATAACCTTTATCATACTACCAATGTTTGTTGGATGTTCTAATCCAATAGGAAATAATACTCTTGTATCAGGACTTTCATTTACATACTCTCTAGCTCTTGCTTGTGTTACTGATAACATTCCCATGTTCACCCATTTATATATAGCACCTAAATCCATTCCTCTTTTTTGATACTCATGATAGTTTTCAGGTTTTCTTCTGGCCATGAACAATATAGTTTTCTTTCCATATTTTTCAGTAACAGCAGGTAATGATATTTGTGCATAACCTTGAGCAGGACAACTTCCAAATACAATCTCTTTTGCTGGTGTATCTTTTATAAACTTATCAATGAATCTAATCTTACTACCATGATGTAATAAATCATCTCGTACAACTTTGATTCCATCATACTCTTCTATTACTACTTTAGGATTAGGGTCTTCCCAATCTTTTACTAAATCTAATAACTCTGAAACTCCCCACACTTTCCCACTATTATCTTCATATGTAGGTTCAAAAAATTTATTCATATTATCACCAAAACTTTGTGTTTACTTTTTCTCTATTATTTGGTAACTCACATCCCATCAATTCTGCAAGGATACGAGCTCTCTTACTTGGGCCTTTGTTATATTGATTAGTCATGAAATAACAAACTTTAGCCTGTGAGTAATCAACATCCTCATAGTTATCAAATTGGTCTACTGATAAATCTACAATTGTATCATCAGGCCATTTAATAAATCTATGTAATCCATCATCACCAGGTATACCTGCCAACTTGTAAGGTTTAGAACCTGGTGGTGATAAATAATAATACACGAACTCAGAAACAACATAACAATAATTCTTTGTAGGATTATCCATTGTCCATGCATCTTTCATGAGTTTTGTTTTCAAATGTTTCTTACCCATTGTTTTCAATGCTTCATGTAACTGAGCTTTTGTAATCCCAGCCTTATCAAACATTTTTTGTAACTCTTTTTCTTTGATTCTCATTCTATATAATCATCAACTTGTTTTGTAGATGGATACTTCTCACTACTTCTTACCAACCAATCTCTTAATCGTTGGTCTGATTTAACATCTATAATTAAGTGGTATCTATCTTGTTCACCAAAGTTAACTGCAGTGTGTGGTTTTCTCATATCTAAATACCATAGTTCACCCTCACCCATTTTACATTTGGTACTTGTACCATCAGCATTCCATTGTTTGAATTCTACCTTTGGATTTGTTTGTAAAGGAAAATGTAACCTTGCCCATTGACCATCACCAATACCAGCCTCTACATCTTGTCTATCAGTATGTCTTTCAAGTTCACCCTCTCCCTCTTTTAACATTAGGATTCTGATTCTCTCGTGTTCGTAATCACCAAGTATATCTGCAAACTTTTCTACAGCAGGTACTTGTTTTCTCAATGGTGTATCTTTTACTTTCCAATCCATCTTCTCTTTGTTTTCTTTTTTCCAAGAGTTAACCATCTCTGCAGGTTTAACAATGAAATCAACTAATCCACCATAACCACGAACCACCATACCTTTCCAAGTATTTCCTTTGTTGTAATTAGAATAGTGATTAGCAAAATCATCAATGTTAAGTTTTAGAATTTGTTCCATCAACTCTTTTGTATCTTGTGTATCACAATCTAATCTCTGTAATGATAACTCTTGTGCCTTATCAGGTCGTTCTAAATTCTCACCACCTTTAACCCATATACCATAAACATCTGCAAACGAAGTTACGATATTATCGATACATTCAAATCCTAAATTTTTTAATATATCTTTATTTCTTTTCAACTGATTATCAATCTCTACAATTGTGATTGGTTCTTCTGTATCAAAGAACTTGTTTGATTCTTTTGGTTTTGCAATATGTTTTTCTACTAACTTTTCTAACCATTCCTCATGACCAGGATAACATGCCATCTCTTTGATGTAAACATCACCTCGTTCTTTATCCAAAATATATTCTTGTCCACAAAAAGATTTTACCTTTTTCTCTTTGGTAGACATTTTATTTAAATCGTAATAATGAATAATAGCAACAATTTTACCATTATCATCTTCTACCCAATCAACTTCTTTATACATATTTTTTTCCATGTGTCCAAGATATTGTTGGATTTTATATTTGTTTATTTTTCTAAAAGGGTCTCTCAATCTCGTGTTACCATATTTTTCTCTTGTAGATTTATCACCCTCTGGTCTTTGTGTTTCTAAAAAACAATCTAATATATTATCATAGATTGGTGTTTTATCATACATCCATTGTTTTCCATTATGATAAGGTTTATCATATTCCTTATCCCAATTTCTGAATTTCATTTTGTGCTCCTTTGTAGAACACGAATATCGGTTCGAACTTGTATGCTTTTCCATTGTGTTGTACAGCATTCTTTATACCAGTCTTACTTGGGTCTAACCCAACCATCCGTGTCATCAACATTTTAAGTTTACCTTTATATTCACACCCTAATTTAGTTAGGATATCAATACTATCTTGTTCTAATGGGTAGTAAGTACTACTCCCAATTTTTATATCTGCAATGTTCCAAAGGATATATCTATCCTCTCGTAAATAATTATAAGCCGTTGTTAAAGTCGGTTCTAAAAAATTATCTCTCCAATCATCATACTCGGAATATGCTTTAAAACTTTGATTCTCATCTTGTGAATATTGTTCTCTATTGAAGTAAGGTGGGGATGTAAAAACCATATCTAATTTACCCTTATACTTCTGAAACTCAGGATTGTTCCCAATTAATTCACTACCATCTGTAAACACTTCGTAGGTATTACTTTTCTTTTCTACCTCAAAAAACTTTTGGAATGTTTCACTTTCATTATCCACACAATTGTTATTATAAAAATCTGCAACTGCCTGATACCTACCACTTGTATCTGGATTAGGGTCTGTACCAACATAGTGTGCTTTCTTCCTCATACTCATAGCACCAATTATCCTACCACCCCAACCACTACTACTATCATAAATTGTAATTGGTTCCTCTACATGAGATGTATAGGTTTCATATAAATACTTTGCAGTTAGTGCTGGAAAGTTTACAGCAGGTTGTCCACATGATAATCTAAACACTTGTAATATCTTTGGAAAGATACCATCTGTTTTATCATACCAACGAATCTGATAAATATAACTTTGTGTGGTTCCTGCTTCTGATGTAAACTCGGATTCTATTCTATCTATATTAGATACTTGAGTATCATTAAGATATCCATTATCTTTTAGTTCTTGAACTTGTTCTGCTGTAAGATATAAATTACCATGACCAATATATTCTTGATTAAAAGTTCCATAATTAGAAATTGTTTTTGTGTTTACTTTTGCAATCCATATATCTAAATCAGAATACTTATCAATAAATACTTTACCCTCAGAAACATCTTTTATAAATTCAATAGCACCTTGACCATTCCAAAATGGATTCTCATCTACCTTATCTACAATACTTCTACTCCAACTATACATGGAATCTCTCTTTACAGCTCTTGCCATAATCCTAACAAACTTCTCTTCCATATCAGGGTCTGCAAAGTGGTCATAAATACTTAATCCACCATCTGCACTTTTACCAGAAGATATCTTTGTTTTCAACATAGTAGGAAAAAACTGATTAACAGAACTTGCATCTTTATTGAAGTTCTGTATAATACCAAGTGATTCTTCATCACCAGTCAAATCCTTTTCAAGAAAGTTACAAGGATTATCTTTTAATTTAGAAAAAGATTCTATTATCTTTGTTTCATCCTTACCAATCATAGGTGGCGTTCCAAACTCATCCCATTGTTCAGTAACTTCTTTTCTAAGTAATTGTGCCCATTCAACGAACTCTGTTTCGGACATAGATATTAGTTTGTGATATGTAGTATTAGATTTGAATGTACCAAACCTACTTCTCTCATAAAACCATTTTTTCAATATAACTCCTTACTTAATAATAAGTATAATTTCAATTTGCGTTATTCAATATTATTTTTTAAAACTAAATCTGTTTTCATTATTTTAGCACTATCAACCTTGTATGGTTTTGTACCAGGAGATTCTAATATATCAATACGATTGACAAATCTCTTGTTCATAGTATCTTTTACTTGATACACACCATCCTTTTGACCTGTACCTTTGAGAACTACAAAATCACCGTACTCTAAGAATCCACCATGTCGTTTCAGAAGATTTCTACTCACCGCTATAAATCGATACTCACTAGCTTTGTGTACCCTAATACGCGTTCCATCCGCGAGAATGTTCGGTGTAGAATCAGTCTGAGAACGAACTGGATGATACATAGTTACTGTCACTTCCATTCCCTCAAGTTTAAACTCATCAACGATAGAATTTAATCTGTCGTTTTCTGATTTTAGTTCGCGAACTGAATCCCTATGGAATTCCTTGTAATTGTCAAAAATGTTCGTCCATACAAATCCATTAAATAAAAGAATTAGTATAGCTAATATGTAAATTAATCTGTTCTTCATAATGTAATCATCATAAAGTTCTTCATAAACACTCATATATAAATATCACCTTTCTGTACAAAAACTCATATGTTTTTGTAATTAATTTAGTGGAGCTGTGGGGAATCGAACCCCAGTCCATACTCCTTTCAAAGTTAAGTCGTTTACAACTTTAGATGGTTCCGAATGTGTTACCAACAACCCTTATCAAGTTATGTACAGGTCTTGAGAACTGGTAGTTTCTTTAATCACTAACTTCTTCCTAACTAAAGTGAGGTCTTTCAGATATATGAACCCGTTACCCAATATCTGAGTCTTGGAACGAGCCTTACACATTAAGCGTAAGCGAAATTAGCAGTATTGCCAATTAACATAGATGAACCTTTTGTAGCGAGTCTTGCTCAAACTCCGTTGCACTTAATCTCATCCACGAGCTGTCGAATCCGTTCAGCCCCATATTAATCAATCTCATCATCATCCCACTCATCGATTATATCTTCTTCACCAAGTGTAATATAAGTATCGAGTACATCAATTAAATCCTCTACAAGATTCCAATCTTCAGTATTGTATGCCTCTTCTAACTTCTTTTTAATTTCCGCCAAGTTCATATTCTACTCCTACTTTAAACTTATAGTATTTTCTACCTTTGATATCATTGTAATCAAAGATATTAGTAAGTATCAACTTATCAGAAATCTTCCAATTAATCTGAAGATAATCCTCCATATCAACCCTACTATATCCAGTCAACTCATTACGAAACCAATAACCATCCCATTTTGCTTCTAATGAAAGTTTATCGTTGATTTCTTTTTTCTTTTGAATACCCATCGAAATACCACTCTCGAATTGGTCATCAGAATATAAACCAGTATATCCAACTGAGTAATCACCTTGTCGATAACGAATATCTGCTTTACCATATTTTAAATCACGAGATGTCTTATTAACATATTGTGGTTTAATGTATAGATTCTTAGGTTCGAATTCAAACCATATCTCATCATCAATATAAGATTGTCCTAACTCTCGTTCCCAATCTCTTTTGACATATATGTTCTCACTCTTAAATCCAAGAGCAATCTCATAATCATCTTTATTGATTGCATCATCGTTAGGTGTCCTAGCACTGAATGATGTAAATAAGATTAATCCACTTAAAAAACCTTGTAACATTATTTTTTCTTCCTTGTGTATTTTCTCTTAGAAGTTTTTCTTGGTTTTCTTTGTGCTGTTTTTGGTTTCTTACCAACTAATATTTCAGTTAGTAATTCACATGCTTCTACAAATGTCATTATATCACCTCTACAATCTTAGATTCTTTTACTACTTTAACTTCAAATGAATAAGGTGAATCTTTTAAAACCTCATTTACTTTTGCTTCTGCAACACTCACAGAATCACACTCAACTAAAAATGCTCTACGAGTTTTCTTTTCACGAACTCCATTTTTTGTTGGTATCTCTTCTACGAATACTACTTGTGCTTCATAATACATTATGTAACTCCTTGTATTTATCTACAGCCAATTCTTTGTGTTTTGCTTCAACCATAATATCTACATTGTGGCCATAGGTATCAATGTAATCAATCACATAATCTGAATGTGCTTGTGGTCTAATACTTTCATCTAATTGTTCTCTACTACGAGATTCCGAATAGTGAACTACTGGTGTGATGTTATCTGGCCATGTTGATATAGCCAACTCTAAAGCTTGTTCTTCTGATAAATCACCTGTACAGAATTTGTGGTGGTGATAATCAAATACGATTGGTATTCCGATTCTCTCATGGATATACATCAAATCCACTACTGAGTACATACTTGCTTTATCATCATTCTCAACGGTCAATCTTGTTTGTACTGATTCAGGTAATCGTTCAAAGTTCTTACAGAACCTATCCATAGCTGATAACTTATCTCCATACACTCCATTACAATGTATGTTTAGTTTGTTGTGTGGTGTTCTTGATAAACCCATCATATCAAAGATATCACCATGTATAGTTAAATCCTTGATTGTGTTCTCAACTACACTTTCATTTGGTGATACCAATACATTGAAAGGGCCAGGATGTGCGGTTAATCTAACACCATGTGTAATTGCCATTGTACCTGCTGAATGTAACCATTGTTTAATCTCATCAATATCCTTTAGGTCATCCCACTCATACTCTGTTTTCCACGGTGCCATATCAGAACTCAATCTGTAAAAATCATAACCATGTAATATGTTCCACCCAATAATAGAATTCAAATCTTTTACATTTTGTAGTGTTAGTTCACTTGCATAATCCACACCTTTTTCATCAAAGGTTCTACGAATCATACTACGATTGGTGGTGATTGGTTGTGTACCTCTTGGTTTATTACCATACTTAGTAGGATAACTAAGTTG